GATTGCAGTTTGAATATTGTCGTTGTGAAAGGTATGGCAGATAACGAATTGCCCATCCTCAAAGAACCCGCACCGTACATCTCCTACCCCTAGCCACTCAAAGTCAATCGCTAGAATCTGGGTCTTAGTTACGTCAATAACTCGCCCGCTAGGTCCTGTGCCGTCTAGCTTATCCCCGTTCCAGTTAGCTTGGGTAATGGTGGTATCAATAGGCGCACCGCTGGTATAAGACCTAAGAACAAACGCCAAAGTAGTATCGTTTTGCTGTAAAAACACCCCGTTTTGGGTATTAAAGTACCCTACCCGTTGCCGTAGTCCAGTCTTTCCAAGGTTCATCGTAAAGGTAGCTAGTAGTCCTAGACCCTTGCCTGGCTGGTATGGCATGGTGCGGTAAGTCTGTCTTACGACTTCAGAACCGCTAGTCGTTGTAACGTCTAACCGAACCGTTGATTCGTTAGGCAGATAGGTGGTAGACCCGCCAGAGGCAGTGCTGGTATCAAACTGATTATCAATCGCAAAACGGTTTTGACTGTCAAATAATGTGTACGGTTGGGCTACTACTAAACGATTAAAAGCGTCTACGTTAGTAGGCGGGAAGGTTACATAAGTTGGGTCTGTAATGGTTCCGCTCATATTTATACACGCACTTAGTTCAGTTAAATAGTTGTCCAGTCGATTAAAGTAGAGGCGTAGTGCATACTGAAATTGGTCTTGTTGGGATTGGTTGTATTCGGGCGTGGCTAACGGTAATGCTGGCGCCCTGACGTTGTACGGTGTGCAATCCATTAGCGTCTTCCATCTGGTCTACCGTCTAAACGAGGGCTACCTAACTGCCATTGGACATTTAATTCTGTAGAGGCAATCTGTATCGCCATCTGCCTAGCTCTAGCCCGCATAAAAATCTGTTCCGTATATATGTCTACCGAGGTCTCAATTACATTATCAGAGTCAATGTTTGAATAGGCGTTTCCAGGAAAGTTCCTTGGTTTTATATACATAGTAGCCGTTGGGGTATTAGCCGTAGAGCCAGAGAAATTTAAGTCTGGGATGATCCGCTTGGTTAGGATGAACTGATCCCCGTCCACAAGGTCAAAGTCCGAAGACGAAATAGTTGATGCCATTGGCAGGGTATCGTCATTAGAACCTAGTTCGTGGTTATAGAGCTTATAGTCGCCAACGGCTTGCGGATATTCCCTAACAGGAGAATCTAGCCATGCAGTGCGGTGGATCGTGCCGTAGTACCAGATCTTTTCTAAGTGGTTATAGACTACATAAGCGTTATTTACCTGACTATTAGCCGTTGGGTAGAACCACCAAATCTCATTCCAGCCCTCGTTAGTGCCAGAGATAATCTGATCTGCCTGAGAAAAGTTAAGATTAGTAAAGACGTGATTTCTCAAGGTAGACGGAAGCGTCTCTACTCGTCCAGAATAGGCATAGAACTTATCTTTACCCATCCAGTAGGCTACGTTATTAACCACGGATACAGCTCTTGGACTAATAATAGAGATGTTATCGGCAAGCTCTTGAAGGCTAAATACGTCTGCCGTGCCTAAGAACTGCAAGGAATTAAGCGTTCCCTCGGTGTAGACTAGGATCTCTTGGCGGGTTGTTATGGCACAAACAATTTTAGATCCACGGGATAGGCGTAAAAAGCCTGCCGAGTTTGTGACTAGTGGAGTCCAGACATTAGGCTGATCTTGGGTAGCCCAACGGATTAATAGAGGGTCAAATGCACCACCGCCATAGGGGGTAGCACCAAAGGCTAAGAGGTGTTTGTCGTTCTGAGAGACTAGAATTTCAGTAGTTTCTGTTGGCACATCTGCTGGAGCCACGCCATTAATGGTTGTTGCAGACAACAAAGCAGCACGAGAAGTAATACCAGCAGAACGCTCCCAGTAATAGATTGGACCATTACGGATGTTCATTACTAAGTCGTTGTCAAAGTTATTGAAGAACCAATCCCGTTGCTGTAACACAACTGGGGTAACTGCTCCAGAACCCCAACCCAAACGACCCCAAGCACCAGCACCCCAGCCGTAGCCGTAGGTATCTATGTCATAACCGACATCAATGTCGTATTCGGCTGTAACGGTTGCCCCACCTTTGCCTGTATCAGAGCCATTAGCATTAACCCCTACATTTATAGTGTAGGTATAAGCAGCCGTATTAACGGTCAGAATCTCATAGCCAAACTCAGCATTTAAGATGGTGGCGGTAATATTCCCACCTAGGCTGGCAGCCCCCGAAAAGGTTACATAGTTGCCTACCTCTGGGTTATAGGCGGTATCGGTTGAGTAGGAGACTGTCAGCGTAGAAGAGCCTGAAGTAGCCGTAAACGGACCAGCAGCAGCCCCTAGGGTCGTAGAAGTGTGCTGTAGAGGGGTAATGTCATATATCTCAGTACCAGCCTCTAGGTAGACCTTTTTGCTAGTTCCCATGGCAAGATAGTTATCGCTCTGGGTGGTAATCCAGTTAAACATCTGACGGCAGATACCAATAATGGTAAATGTGCCGTAGCGTAACCAGCCGCCTAGTTTTTGAGGATAGCCTGAACGAAAGCGTATTTTGTCGCACTCAAACCAACCACCCTCGTTGGTATAGTTAGTCTGATCCCGATTGACGCCTGGTTTAAATTGTAGTTTCTGTAGTGGCATATTAGCTTAAGAATAAGGCTCGTTCATCGTTCCTGCGGGTTACTAGTCCTTTTAGTACTTTACCGCCAGCCAGCGTATATTTCAAGAACTCTTCTGCCGCCTCTTCCATTTCGCCCCGAATAACCTTCTGACGGAGGGTGCTGCGCTGTAGTGTTCCCAAACCAACATTAAAGCTAAAAGATACAAGAGCATCGAATTGACCTTGAGTGAGCTTGACAGGACAGAAGCGTTCAACACCTCGCTCAAAGCGATTAAGATCGTCTCTAAGAATGTCATCTACTTCCTCCATCGAAAATGTACGGTCATCCTTGTATTCCAGTGGGTAAGCATCCCGTTCTTCCATTTTTAACTGAGCCTGTCGGGGATAAAGCACATGACCAACACCCACCGTGTGAAGCTTTGCGGGACAGCGATATGGACGCTGACGGACACCTTCGTGGTGCTTAATCATTTTGATGGCTTTATCGCTTACTTTCACTTCTTGAACGCCTGAGTCCCGAACCAGAAAGAAACAATACTTGCCCAGATAATCTGGGTCTCATCATCCCATAGGAGGTTTAGGGCTACGTCAAACGGCACTTCCCGATGGAACGCAAACCAGAACCCAAACAGTTCTACAAACATAAACATGATAAACATACCGTAGGTAATGGCTGGTCTAACCATCGCCCGTGAATTTGTAACCCACTGGGAAGCACCTTTGCCAATCTCGATGTCGTGAGCATACAAAGACGCCCTTTCTTGGGCTTGGGTCTGCATCTCTATCTGCTGGGTCTTAATCTCTTCTACATGGGCTTGGGCTTGAAAGCCTCTCTCCATCATCTGTAGTTCCCGTTCCGTCTGTAAACGAGCCATTTCCATCTCATGCTTTTTATCGGACTTGTCTTGGAAGAACCCTAGTAAGCTAGGCAATCCCCCTGACAGGAAGGATATGAGGGTAGTAAATAGGGTAATCATTTTTTAGCTCTTTCCTCAAGGAGTTTGACTCGCACATGAAGGTCTTGAATGTCTTTATGTAACTCGGCTTTAAGGGTATGGCGTTTTTCAGCGGATATTGGGCTGTCGGTAGGAACACCCTCGTTAGTAATTAGGGCTGGCATCTTGCCTTCAATCTTAGTAAGACGCTCTTGGAATGAAGAAACCTGACCGAGTAGCCATGCTATACAGGCTACAAGAATCGGAATCACCGCCTTCATAATATCTTGCATATTCATTTTTTAGACCCCCATACCATGTAATAAGCAATCCAGCCAGCAGCCATAAAGCACCAGAACTGCACCCATTTAACCTTTGCCAACTCAGCGTCAAAGTACTTTTTGTCTTCCTTCTCTAACCGCTCAATCTCAGTCTTAATATCCAAGACCTTCTGCCATTCTTTAGTACCGTACTGCTTTATAAAATCTACCCTTAATTTGTACTCTTCGTCCGAAATCTTCTTGCGGTGTCGGTACTCCTCAAGGGCTTTAAATATCGCCCGTTCTTTCTTTAACTCTGCTTCTCTACGCTCACGAATCTTTGCATTCGCTTGCTGCCTTGCTACATCTACCGCTTCCTTCTGAACATCCTCGATGTTCTTGCCGATTTCTTTACCAGCTTCTCTGCCAGTCTTTATTCCTTCACTGATGCCTTTAGCACCAGCCGACAACCCCAGTTCGTCTGTCATGATTCAATTTAAAATACCTCTCCGCCAGCGGCAGGGACAGATGTAGCATGAATGGAGATATGCTGTTTTAGATTCAAAGGCGCACCGCAGTCGGAGCAAGTGTCTGCGGTTAACTCCGCCTGATCTAAGTCATATCCACACGCTGCACAAACGATCTCAACCTCGTGTCTAGGCTGTACTTGCCCGTCTACTAGTTGAGCTTCGTAGGTGGCTCTCATGCTTTGGGCCAGTTCGCTTTAATAGCAGCTAGGGCATCTACATTAGCAACACCAGCAATCGCTGTTTCTAAACGACTAGCTTCGGCAATCACGGCTGCACGGTAGGTAGCAACAGCGGCAGGAACATCCACATTACGCTCAACCTTGCGGATAATCATCCAGTCAGTCGATGCTAGGAGTGAACCAGCAGCAGCTTTAACTGCGGCAGTCTCGGTAGACTTTAAGCCCTTGGTTACTAGACGCTCGGTAGTATTTACCATACCGCCTTGACCGTTGTTGGCTGTTGGGTCGTATTCCTGAACAAACATAGGATTGCCGT